TGACTTTTAAGTTTGTGTTGAAAGCAAACTCCGCATCGGATACAGAAATTCAGGTTGATGCGGGGTCGGGTAATACCATTCGCGGAACCTTCCAGGTGCCAGCCAACTCTTCTTTCGCCAGTGCGCACGATAGTGACCGCTACCGTGGTTTTGGAGATTCAGCCAAACAAGGTGACACTCTTGAACTTGTTTGCACAGGAACCGATAGATGGATGGCTACAATTGCCCACTCTCGTGTTACCTGGATTACATCCTTTAGTTGATTCTTCAAAAAACGGCTTTTTTTAAGTGAGAGCACTAATTATAGTGTACTTTTATGGAGTTCCCTATGGGAAAAAAGAGACGGCTTATTTCCGCTAAAGGAAAGTTTGCCAACAAACACAGTGCTCATCCGCTTCTTAGAACGGCGAATGAAGCAACACAGGAGATGGAACTTTCTGAAGCACCCACTCCAAAGATTGGTCAGGTTGTCGCCCCCATCCCGGTGGCAGAACCTGAGCCGGTTCCAGAACCCGTAGTGGAGAAGGTAGAAGTTGCTCCGAAAGTACAGCCAAAACCCTCCACTCCAAAGAAGAAGCCGACTCGGCGGCGCTCAACGACCTCTAGAGCGCGAACGAGTAGAAAGACAAAAGCGAAAACAGAAGCATCTGCATAAATAATTTGTCTTTCGACAAGCCCCCGGCATTCCGCTGGGGGTTTTGTTTTATGAGCACTATTTATAGCAGGAGAACTCTGTAAATGCCCACAAATCTCAGCCCCAAATCTCAAGTCAGTGCCGTCATTCTTCCCTCTACGGGAACATATGGTGATGTAGCCAGTGGGGTTCCATTTGGGATGTATACAGGCTCCTCAGATTTCCTTAGCGGCGCTGCGGTTCAAGTTGATTATGTTTATAAGAAACTTGGTGGAGATGTTGTTGATATTGAATTGACAGCAGATAATGTATATGCCGCCTATGAAGAGGCGGTTTTAGAGTATTCATATATTCTTAACCTGCACCAAGCCAAGAATGTTCTTTCCGATACATTAGGAGACACCACTGGCACCTTTAACCACATGGGCACATTGGATGGAAATGAATTCTATGTAGATGACGGAACAAGCATCGCTAGTGCAAGTTTGAGATACCCAAGATATGAATTCTCATATACCAAAAAAATTGGAGATGGCATGATTTCAGCCACCGGCATGGGTGGCACGACTGCCGTATACTCCGCTTCTTTTAATGTGACTAACTTAACCCAAGATTATGACTTGCAAAGTATCGTGGAGGATGCGTCCTCTTCAGGTGTGGATGATGCCGGTAATGTAGTCGCTTTCTCAGGAAAAGTTGGCGATAGTCGTATTGTAGTCACTAAGGTTTTTTATGTGTCTCCTGCGGCTATGTGGCGCTTCTATGGCTATTACGGAGGTGTGGGTGTGGTTGGTAATTACTCCACCTATGGACAGTATGCAGATGATGCAACCTTTGAAATTGTCCCTGTTTGGCAGAATAAACTCCAAGCTATGATGTATGAAGATGCCATTACCACTCGTATATCAAATTATTCTTATGAGGTTGTTAACAACAATCTTCGTATCTATCCGCGCCCTTCCACTTGGGATTTAAATAACCTTTTTAATAGAATCTGGTTTAAGTTTTATATTGAAAGCGATGCTTGGGCAGAAGACGATGGCTATCGTACAGGTGTGAGGGGTGTAAATAATATGAATACCCTTCCTTTTGGCAATCTCCCATATGAAAATATAAATGCCATCGGTAAGCAATGGATTAGAAAATATGCTCTTGCTTTATCGAAAGAGATGTTGGGGCAAATCCGTGGTAAGTTTACTACTGTTCCTATTCCGGGGCAGAGTGTGACTCTCAACTTCTCTGAACTGCTTAGTCAAGCCAAAGAAGAGCAAAATGGATTGCGAGACAAACTCAGAGAACTCTTAAAAGAAATGGAATATGCCGAATTGGCAAAACTTGATCAAGAAAAAGCAGACGCTGCTGCCATAACCCTCAGCAAGTCGCCTGTTCCCATCTTTGTAGGATAATAACATATGTCCAATGAATGGAATCGTCCAGAACAGCCCCCTCCTCCGCTCTTTTTAGGTAAGAAAGAGCGCGATCTTGTCAAACAAGTCAATGATGAACTCATTGAAAAGGTCATTGGGCAGCAAGTTATCTATTATCCTATTGATATAGCCCGCACACATTTTCACGATCTCTATGGCGAGGCTATTGAAAAAACTTTTTTGCCTCCCGTTCATGTTTATGCCTTGGTTGAGTTCACCGATGCTTCCACCAAATATCTTGAGGGTGCAGGTATTGATAAGAGTTGGGAAATCAAGATTCATTTCCACAAACGCCGCCTAAATGAGGATCAAGACCTTGAAGTTCGCGAAGGTGACTTTGTTTTATATGGCGAGACTTATTATGAAATTGTAACCTTATCTATTGATACTGAATTATTTGGTCAAGTCGATCATTTCTTTGAAGTTTCAGCAGTTTGTAAGAAAGCCAGAAAGGGATTGTTCGATGCTACCTGATAATTTTGATTTTGCCTTGATTCCTAGAGATGTAACAGATGCCTCTCTTAAAGAAATAGGAATGCTCGCCTCCACCATTGAAGATATTGATCGCTCTCTCACTGATTGGATTAAAGATTTGGAATTGCGTGCTACGACCAACGAGGGGTGGAAGAAAGTGCCAGTTCTTTGGCAGACTCCAGAGAGAGCGTATCAAATTAAAAATGAAAAGCAACTGCGTGACGATGGTGGTACATTAAAGTTCCCCCTCTTGAGTGTCGAGCGCACAGGCATCATTAAAGACCCCGAAAGAAAGGGCGGCTTTCAGGCTCAACTGTATTCTAATGCCAAAAACGGTCGCACGGGTCGTGTTATTATTGCCAAACAGATAGTTCCTGACAAGACACGCAACTTTGCGGTGGCTGCTGGCACTAGAACGAACTCTGGGGGCAAGCTTCAACAACACTTTCCGAGAGTAAATAAAAAGATTGTTATGAGGTCCCTATCCATCCCTATTCCGGTGTATGTAAACATAGAATATAAGATCGTGATTAAGACAGAATACCAACAGCAAATGAATGAGATTATGACACCTTTTATCGGAAGAACGGGGCAGATTAATTCTTTTATTCTAGAACGAAATGGGCATCGTTACGAAGCTTTCATTGACTCTGGCTTTACACACAATAATAATGTTAGTAACCTTGCCGAAGATCTGAGAACCTTTAGTAGTGAGATTTCCATTAGAGTTTTAGGATACCTTATAGGCGAAGGCGAGAATGATGATCGCCCCATCGTACAAATTCGAGAAAATGCAGTAGAAATCACCTTTCCCCGCGAGACCGTTGCGATGCCGGGCATGGAAAACTTCTTTGGTAAGAAGACTAAAGGCAGTTCCTGACCTTGGACTCCATTTTTATCCAACTCTCCTGACTTTTGAAAGCCATCAGCACTATTTAATAATGATTATGCGGTAGCTATCAGCACCAGAAGCCCTCAAAAGGAACCCTCCAATATGTCAGTTAAAGATTTTAAATTTGTATCCCCCGGCGTGTTTATCAACGAGATTGATAACTCGTTTCTTCCTCGCACTGTAGAGCATAAAATCGGCCCTGTGGTCGTTGGTCGTGCCCGTCGCGGTCTTGCGATGACCCCTGTGACGGTAAATTCTTATTCTGAATTTGTGCAGATGTTTGGGAATACGGTCGGTGGTGGAGAAGGAAATGATGTTTATCGTGATGGTTCTCCGCAGTCTCCGATGTATGGAACCTATGCTGCTAAGGCATTCTTAAAAGCAAACGTCGGACCCCTTACCTATGTGCGTCTTTTGGGAGAGCAGCACGCAGCCGCTACGGCAGGCTATGCTGGTTGGAAGACTGGTAAAAGTGTCAACCGTGCGCCCGCCAGCAATGGTGGTGCTTACGGATTGTTCTTGTTTACTTCTGCTTCGCTGAGTGCCGATGAGGTTGCCGGTGGAGATATTGGAACTGGAAGTCTTGCTGCCATTTGGTATATGGATCAGGGTGACATTTTTTTAAGTGGAACCCTTTATGGTGGTTCTGGTTCGCTGCCCCCAGATGTTGATAATAAAGATAATCTCCCAGGACCCGCCAGCACTGGTTCAAACGGTGTTCTTATTGGGAGCAGCGATGGTTACTACCATCTGGTAGTTAGCGGCAATGTCAACTCCGCAGAAAAGATTAAATTTACTTTTGATGATACGGACTCTCTCTACATTCGCAATGTTTTTAACACCAACCCCACATTGACGAGCACCCCTCTCGATTTCTACCCCAGTGCCTCGCATAAGCCCTATTGGCTTGGAGAAACCTTTGACCAGGCTCTTCGTGACAGAACACTCACTACGGGTTCTGTAGGAATTATTTATGCCCTCCAACAGTCTGCGAATTCTCTTGCTCCGTCTAACATGGAGCAACAAGCATCGCGTGAGGCTCGCACCGGTTGGTTTATTGGACAAGAT